TACTTACAAGAAGTATCACAAAAGAGAATACAAATATACCACTCATCATATTCCTTCTCCTATAAAAATATCAGGTTCTTCGTCATCATCTATGTACTCAGTCATACGAAGTTGCTTGATTCTTTCACGCAACTGTTTCAACAGTTCTCTCTGTTCTAGTACTTCTTCTTCGTTCATAGGACCGTGACGTTTTCCTAAACTCATTCCGGATAATCCCAATCAGTTATTGCTTGTGTTTTATGCCATGGTCCCCAGGTGCTAGCAGGATAGACATAAGGAGTAGTGCGTATGGAACAATTATCCCCAGTACAAAGTAAATCATCTACAATCCTCCAAGATTCTATAACTTCTTCTGAATGTACAAAATGTGACTGATCATCTTCAATTGCATCATAAAGAAGTTTTTCATAACCATCAACACCTAACCAGTCAGGATAACGATGTGTCAGAGTAGCCTCTTCAACAGAATCACCAAGTCCAGGAGACTTAACATCAATGCGAATATCAAGATGAGCATATGGTTGTAACCTCATAACAATACGGTTATCAGTTTCACCATCAAATAAACTAAGTGGTGGTGCTTTCAATTTAATAACCACCTCAACACACTGATAAGGCATTTTTTTGCCTGTCATGAAACGAAAAGGAACTCCTTTCCAACGCCAGTTATCGACATAAAAAGAACCAGCAACGAAGGTAGGAGTGTTACTGCTAGGATCAACACCCTCTTCAGATTTGTAAGTATCGTATTGTCCAAGAATCATGTCCTCCCCTAAATGTGTTGCGGATAAAACTTTTACTTTTTCTCTTCTAATCTCTTTTGCATCCATTCTACATGGAGATTCCATAGCAATTAATGCAAGAATCTGTAGCATGTGATTTTGCAGCATGTCTCTTACAACACCTGCAGTTTCATAATACTGAGATCTTCCTTCACAACCAATGGTTTCTGTTGCAAAAATTTGAATTTCTTCTATGTACTCACGATTCCAAAGTGGTTCAAGAAGTATATTCCCAAACCTAGTGGCAAGGATATTATTAACAGTATCTTTGCCAAGATAATGATCAATGCGGTAAACTTGCTTTTCGCGTAAATGTCTGCCCACCACTGACTGTAAATGATTAGCAGATTTAAAATCGTACCCAAAGGGTTTTTCGATAACCACCCTTGATTTTTCTGGATCATCTAAAAGTCCTCCTTGTTTGAGGTTAATGATAGCTGACTCATATCTTTCTGGTGGAACAGATAAGAAGTATGTTGTGTCATCGGCATCAGGAAGATGAGAAAGAGTATCTGGATTTTCTAAATCGGTAGATACCCAATCAAGTCTGTTTAAAAAATCTTCCGGATAATTGCCAAGAGTTTCTAACCACGAATCTTTAGAAAGTTCTCTACGAGAAGTTCCAACAATAACAAGATTAGAAGGAATCAATTCCTTTTCATGTAATTTAAAAAGTGCAGGAATAAGTTTCCTTCTACACAAATCACCAGTCGCACCAAAAATTACTATTTGATGTGAAAGTACTTCAGTATTCTGTTCAGTTTCCGTCATAATCCTCCGATTCATAGTAGACATTTTCACTTTTTCGTAACCCGAAATATACCGTGGAAAGTACAAAGGGTATTGCTCCCCAAAATAAGACATTTTTTAAAATCATTTTACGTTCTTTACGCGTAAATCACATTCAGTCTCTTCAAACATAACTGGGTGTGCTGTTCCATTTCCATCATAAGCATCACTATCATAATAGTCATTATCACCTTTGATAAATCCAAAGCAAAATGTAATAAGTACAAATGGGATTGCAACCCAAAGTAAGACATGTGCTAAAGTCATTTTTCCCACCCGTTGTTACAATCTTCACACCCTTTGCCACTACATTTACGGCAAATCCAATGTGTTTTATCGGACATCATGACCTCCAAACATTGCTCTCATACCATTTAGGACTTTGTTAGCGAACTTTCCAAGTCGTCTTGACTCAAACCTTGAGTATAACGCACTGCTAATAACAGGAGCGGGTACACCAAGATCCACAGCAGAGTGAACAGTCCAACGACCCTCACCACTATCTGATACTCCCCCATCAAACTTGCTAAGTTCTCGATCGCTCCGTAGAACATCAGCGGTAAGATCAAGTAACCAACTACCAACAACAGACCCACGACGCCAACACTCAGCCACCTCAGCAACATTAATATCATATTGATAGTCTGCCGGATTTTCCATCGGAGCCACCTCAGCATCACCCTCCTTAATGTATGCTGACCCAGCATTAGCTTCATGCAGGATATTAAAGCCTTCGGCGTACGCTTGCATGATTCCATATTCAATACCATTGTGAACCATTTTTACAAAATGACCTGCTCCAGGTGGTCCGCAATGTAACCAACCTTGTTCTGCAGGTGATACCCAACTTTGGTCATCTGTTCTGGGAGCAGCTTGAATTCCGGAGGAAAGTGTATCAAAGATTGGACGGCAAGAGGATACTGCACCAACTGCACCACCAACCATAAGACAGTATCCACGATCCAAACCGTAAACACCACCGCTAGTCCCACAGTCAATATATTGGATACCAAGTTTAGCAAGTCTTTCGGCTCTCTTGCGAGAATCCTTAAAGTTGCTATTGCCATGATCAATAATAATATCTCCCTCCACACAAAACTGTAATAGCTCATTAAGTGTATCCTCTACTGTTTCTGCTGGTACTACCATCATTAAGATTGCTGGAGATTTTGCAATAACAGTCTCTCCAGACTTTTCTCCGTAGATAGATTTGGATTCTCTAACTACTTTAACAAGACCTTTCAAAGAAGTGGTACATCCACTGACATAACCCTTCTCATATTGTTCTTCTGCTTTTTCGTAATTGTTTCTGTAACCGTGAACTTCATGACCAGCAGCAATGAGACGACGGGACATTCCCTCTCCCATTCTACCAAGTCCAATCATTCCTACTTTCATTTAACCATCTCCATAGCTTCGTTTAATTCTCTTGAGTGTTGTAGTTCGTCATTTAAGATTTCTAATATCTTATCATCTGGTCCTTTAAATGCAAGATATTTTGCGTATGTTACAGCAGCATGTATTTCTACTTCATACGACAAATGGTATGCAGACTTAGGAGCCAACCAGTAATAAGCCACATTGATCCAATAGTAGATAAGTACGAGGTGTCTGGCAAAAAAGCGATCCACCCAATAAGCACTACCACCCCTAGATTCCATGTATTCCAGATGTTCTGTTTCGTTAAGAGTTTGAGCAAAATGTTCCTCCATTAGATAGATATGTTCTGGACCACGCAATCCTAATGATTCTCTAAGATGAAGAACACTTAGGAAAGCAAAATAAGGTGCTCTAGCAATTTCTTCTAGTACCCAAAATCTCGGATAATCTCTTCCTCTGTATAAAAAATCGATAATTGAAACTGTAATATCTAATAAGATTTCATTTAATTTTTTCATATAAAAACCATCCCTGCTGATAAAAGTAAAAAACAAAGGATAGTAAAAGTGAAAAGTCCTATACCAGTTAAATAAACCCACATAGGGATTTCACTTTCACCATTTGGTTCTCCATGATGTTCACTCGACATGAACGATCCCGGTCATACCTGCACCCTTATGTGGAGCACACCAGTAAGTATAGTCTCCTACATCATTAAATGCAATATCAAACTCTTCACCCGGTAACATTGCTAGGGATTCGTGACCTAAGTCCGGACGACCCTCAACAATAACATTATGTGGTGGAAGCATGTTGTTGATGAAATGGACCGATTCTCCTGCGGAGATAGTAACTTCGGCAGGTTCAAACACAAGATTTCCGTTTGAACCCATTTGTACGTCTACTGCCCATGCCGGAACAGCAAAAAATAGAGTAGCAATAAATGCGAAAATAAACTTCATATTGTTTACGCAACTATCCTATCTATCACACTTTAAGGTTTATATACCTAGAGTTTGTTTTGACTTCCTCACTTATTTGATCCCCAAATTCTTCTACACATTTACTCCATTTTTCTCTTGCTTTTTTACATTCTGGAGTATTTCTTTTTTCTGGATTATTAAAAAAAGAAAACCACTCCCTCCAAAGTTCAGCACATTCGTCTGACTTTTTTTGAAGGTGTGGTTCTCTATAGGACAATTAGCCCTCGACTTTTTCTTTTGTATCTAGTTTTTTTTGATCTTCGTCTTCTTTCTTTTTACTGGCAACAACCCCGAAGGTCGCTAAAGTTCCAGTAAAAACGCTGGCTATAAAAGTCGGATCTATGTTCTTCTGAGGAATACCAGGAACAGTTACATAATTAAGGGTCAGAATTGCTGCTGACCAACCCAATATAATAACTCTCACTAGGGTAGATACACCCTCATCAGCCCACTCAAATTTGTTTCCTTTTTTGGTTTCCTCTTTCTTCTTTGGAGTAGTATCCATTTTGAAAGAGTAGTGCAGTTTTATTTATTTAATAAAACCCTCTTCAACAGTTCCATATGTTACCTTTTCACTGTCTTTGAGTACCTCACAATAAAATACATCGATAATGAAAAAACCAAAACATATACTGTCTCAATCATTTTATAAAACCCTCTTCAATCAAATATTTTCTAGTCAGAGGTGTAGGTTCATATTCTTCCCACATTTTACCCGATGCACAAGCATTCAAAGCATTGGCAGTCATACCTTCAGTCTTACCTGCCCAAGTTGCTTCTGCTTCCCAAGGTACAGCAGATTCAGGATAAGTTCTCTCTACCATCTCACGCCAGAAAGGAGGAACAGATTCTTCAGGAAGAATAAGAGCAATTAAACTATTATTAATAGTTCCTGCCATACAATCCTGTGCAGCGTGCCATCCTTCATGACGCATTACTGACATTAATACCCCAGGACGATTCATGTGTCTTTTGTTGAGGAAAAAATTATTTCCTACTGTATGATAAACACCACGATGTCCAACAGGAAAATATTTATCTTCTGCTAGAAACACATTAACTCCGACCCTGTTAAGGGAAACAAGCATGTTGTTGAATTCAGTAGCAATAGAATAAAAATCACCAGTATTGGGGTACTGACTAGAAATATCCAGAAGATTAGTGACTTTTGTGACTCCATCAGTACATTCCCTAAGTAACATACACCCCATAGAATCATTGCTATGATAACCTTTGGTTATTTTATCTTCATTTGCCAGTGCTGGACTCATTCCCAATAGGCACGAACCAATTAGGATTGATTTCAAGGCATTTTTCAAGTTTGTAAACTTGTTCACGATGGACCTCCTTCAAATATTTTTGAAAATAATGTTCAATATTATTGGTGTTATCATTGCCTTGACTTACCCAATCATGGCAAAACTCATAAACTGCTCTGCAATGATCATTTAAATGATGGGATAGAGCACGAAATACTGCTGCTCGCATTTGCATACGTTCGTCAGCATATCTCCAATCGGATGGAAACTCAGACATAACAATAGTTCATTTAAGTTTATTATATATTACCCTTTTCATATGGATTATTATGATAGGGCATATTTGGATAATGTAAATATGTACTCATAACATACTTACTATCAACTGTTGGAGGAAGACCTTTATGAGGGTATTCCCAAGTAGGATTAAACACTACTACACTACCACACTTTGGAGAAATATTCAACTCCTGCCTTGTAAAGATAGTGCTTCCTTCACAGGTATTTAAATAAAAAAGAAAAGACACAGCTCTTTTAGCAGTCTGTTCTCTTTGAATATCAACATGCTCGTTAAAACAATCACCATTACCAACAAGATATCTTTTGACTCTAAACTCTTCTAAAAATTGAAAATCTGGTATATATCTTAGACCAATATCTCTTTTATACTTATCATATATTTTACGAACAAACTGAACCAACCCAGTAACATGTTGTTTAGATACTCTATTAACACATAACTCAGTAAATTTTGGAGATTTATTTCTAGTATCTAATATGTGATGATGATCAGGGTTACTTTCAAACAACTCAATTAAATTTTCACACCACTCGACAGGAAGTACTTCATCATAAACACGTATCGTATTACTCATAATCTAGATTATTTTCTATCATGTCCAATCTACCTTGCAGTTTACCCATTTCGGATAATAGTTGCATGTGATCATTTTCAATACTTTCTAAACGATCTAAACGATATTGCAGATTTTCTACAGTATCATAAAGATTTTTACATTTTACAATGTGTTCTTCTCCTCTATCCGATTCATCATAGAACCATTCCAGCATTTTTTTTACTTTCTTTTTCATTCATCCAGGTCCCGACATATAGATTTTACTAATTCTGGATTTTGTCTAAGCGTCTTACGCACATGTCCATGCACATCAGATTCTAAAGTATAGTGTACTTTAGTATGAACAATTTCAATGAATCCTATACAACCAACCAATAATAAATTGAAAGTTGTGACTGGATGAAATAATACTTTAAGCATAAAAAAAGGGGTCCTTAGACCCCTGTGTTATAGCAGGATGTCAAGTGATCAGAAGCTGTACTTCACACCCAACTTACCACCAACGTTCAGTTCATCATCACCAGCAATTTCAGTAGTGATGAAAGAAACCTCACCATAAACACCAACTGCATCAGAAATAGCAACTCCAAGACCTGCCTTACCAGAGAATTCGGTCTCGGTATCTGCACCATCTACAGCAACGATAGCGGGACCACCCTGGACATAGTAAGAACCATTGTCACCTAGGCCACCTTCGTAGCCAACGTGAACATCTGTCGTTGCCCCGGTGTAGTCGTCTGCTGCCCATCCGGCATTCGTTTCTACGTTGACATAGGGTCCAGCAACGGCAGCGCCAGCGGACAGGGAAAGAGCAGCAGTTGCTGCGAATAGAGATTTAATCATTTTGTTAATACCTTTTTTAGTTACTTGCGGAATTTCACCCGCAGATGAAAGAAGACTCGACAGGTCTTCGTTTATAACAATTCGTAAAGCAGTTGCCCTACGAATGTCTATTTATAATACACCAGATTCCCAACTCTGTCAAGACCCGGATTTGTTAAGATTTTTAAATCCTAACCTCAACCATGTATCAATTAATAGTTTCTACAAACAAAATTTCTCCATTTGACTGGAGAGAAACTACTGTTGAATCCATATCAAAAATTTCAGATGCTTCAATTCCACCTACACTAGAGGTCTCATTATAGTTGAGAGCATACTCATCACCTCTTTTTTCAGGGTGATTAAGAACTAGTCTAGTTTCTTGCCTGCTTCTACCAATAGATGCACCATTAATTACCAAATTAAGACGTTGACCAGCAATAATCATATCATCATAAGGACTATCAATAATAGTAACACCAAATGTATCACTACCGTCTTTGTAATGAACAAGAAACTCATCTTCAGGAGTTTTTCGTTCAAGTTTATTTGTAAGTCGTTCAAGACGTGCAGCTTGTTTGCCTGTCAATTCATCTTTTGCCTCAAGTTTAGCAATTTTAGATTGAATTCTATCAATCTTTGCCTCCCGTTTGGGTCCAACTGAAGCATACTTATTAATAGAAAATACCATAAGTGTACATTTGAAAAACAATACAATTCAAATAAGTTCCTTTTTGCTTTTGAAGTAAAGTTTATAATATCTTTTCTTCATTTCATCAAGTGTATTCATATCCTCCTCAAATCCCATGTACTTAAGAAGTTGAGAAGAACCTTCTAACTCACTAATAAGTCTAAGAATATTTGTAGGAGTTATTTCTAATCCTCCAAACTTATGCTTTTCGGAGTTTAGCATAAAGGAACTATACTCGAATGATCTAATTGTAAAGTAAAGACTTTGATCTGTCAAGACCAGGTTAGTCTTTGTGAATAATCGTATGCATATGACTCTCTATTACCTTTGATTCCCCATCCTAACCAACGGTAAGCAGGTCTCATGTAATATGAAACTGTTTGCCCACCACCTTGAAATGTAGGAAGGTTGCGTTGGAAAGTAGGTTCATTTATCATATAACGAACCTGACATTTAAACTCACTAGGATCACATCCAAAAGTCTTTGCGAAGTATCCTAACCCCAAATAACGGTGCGTAGAGGTCCACTGAACGATCCCGTAACCACCGCGAAGGCAACTATTGTAAGGAACTCTAGCACCTCCCTCACATATATTGGCAACGAATTTACTTTCCTGTTTAATATTTCCCAGAATTGTTGCGAGCGCATTTCTATCCGTGATACGAGTATGTTCTTGAAGTTTTGCCAATATATAACTTTCTTCGGGTGTGCAATCATTACATACCCATGAGGATTCTACCTCAGGAATTTCTACAGTTTCTACAGATTTTGATTCTGGTTTAGGGTCAGTGTCAATAAAAAAGGTTGCGGGAATAAAAGCCAGCAACCCGATAATAAAAAATTTCATGTAGTTAGTTTTCAATTACTTTAAAAATAGTTCATCTTCAAACCGTTGGATGACAAATAGTTCATCCATCTCTTCTTCAGACATATCATCATCAGATTTAGGACGACCACTTTCTCTTAGATATTTTAAAACAACTGCAGGTGTCGTATTTTCATATGGATCAGATTCGCAATTATCTTTCTTACCAGATTCATCAAAGAGTACTTCAATGGTATCTAGAGTTTCACCATCGATAACAGCAGCATATCTCCAAGATCTTACTCCCATCCCATCACTTGTTTTAAAAACATTTTCGCCCATCTGTCTAGTAAAAAATCCATTACCATCAGGAATGAATTTCACCTTTTTAATTCCAAGATGCTCTCTCCAGGCATTCATTACATAAGCATCATTAACACTTATACAATATACCTCATCAACACCAGCAGCAATTAAATCGTCATATGCTGCTTCATAATCAGGAACTTGATTATTGCTGCATGTTGGAGTAAAAGCACCAGGAACTCCAAAGAGCACTACACGTTTGCCACGAAATAGATCTCTTGTCGATACTTCAACAAGTTTTCCTTCTTCTTTAAAAAGAAATCTAGATAATGGAAGTCTAACAGAATATTCAATTGACTTCTCTAAAGTTTTTTCTCGTTTGATACCCATCGATCTTCAAAACATGAGATTTACTAGTGATATTTATATCACCAAATGCCTGGAATAATTTGTCCGGTAGCTGCATAACTACCAATTGCTGCAATAATACCGATCATTGCTGCCCATCCATTAATGCGTTCTGCTTGTTCAGTCATTTTTTTTACTCCTTTAAATAAAATAATTAAGTATCAGTAAGTTGGTACTGGTTCCATTATACCACCACTTGGTCCATTGTCATCATCATCCTCTCCACTGGTTAATGCAAGCATTAGGAAGAATGGAGTGATGATGAATATTAGAGTTTGTAGTAGTGTTAAATCATACGTCACCAAATTCCCGGAATAATTTGTCCAGTTAGTGCGTATGCACCTAGTGCGGCTACAATGCCGAGCATTGCGGCTAGTCCATTAATGCGTTCTGCGTTTTCGTTCATTGTTCTATCTTTGTAAGTTTACTAAATCAGATGCCAAAGGCACCGAAGAAAAAGAGACTACCAGTGGTAGCATAAGAAAGCAACCCTGCAACAAATCCCAGCATTGCTGTACGACCATTTAATTTTTCAGCTCTCTCAGCATAGGTTTCATAACCATACCGTTCTGCTGCTGTTTGATCAATATACATTTGCGGTTCACGGGCAAACATGTTTGTCCGACCACCATCCTCAGTAGTAACAGTCATTTCGTTTTGTAACGATTTACAACACAATTATATAGGAAAGATTAAGTTTTGTCAACCCTGTTGTGATGGTGTCGTGACTCTGCCGAGGTATGGATCATAATCTACAAGTTGAGAGAGACTCATTTTAGAACCAGAAGTTTCCCAATATGACCACTGAGACTCATAGTTTTTCTTGTGAAATACATCTACATGTTCTGGATGGATTGTTGAACCCAACTCAGTTTTGTATAGAAGTAAGGGAAGAGCATATGTATTCCCAGCATTATATAGTAGATCATCTGCAACTGGACGAGGTTTAACACCATTGTCCAGTTTGTATCTATCAACACCCTTAACATGAAAACTCATGAGTTTTTCTGCATACCCTCGTTTCATAATATAGCAAGCTGTTGAGAAATCATTGACAAACCTTTTATGAAGTTTGACATGAATATCACCAGTACAAATAATGGAAATTTGCACACAGTCCCAGTCAAAAGGAAGTCTTGAATAAAAGTCTCTCCAAGTAAATGGCCAGAACTTTACAAGATCAAGACTACAGTCATCTTCCATGAAGACTGCATAAGGTGAATCAGAAGTGTCTAACCAATGCCTGATTGCTTTCAGGTGTGATGTAACACATCCAATCTCACCAGAAGTTAGTCTCTCTGGATAACGACCCTTCAGGATGTCACTCAGATCATCTTCTCTACCATCATATGCAGAAATACGTTCATAGTTTTCTATTTCCCAATACTTGAATTGATCCTCCATGTATTGCTGTCTTTCTGGTTGCCCATCAAGATTAAGATAATACACAGGACCAAATCCTTGCAGTTTATGTGCTGATTTATTTTTATCCATACTTTTTCAATAACAGAGCAGTTTTCAAAAATGAGCTAGGTGAGTTTACCAGTATATTTGTTTTTGAGAATACTGTCAAATCAATCAAGGAATCCATGACACTATCACTAGATCTCTCAATGTTACCACACCAAGAAGCATCAGGATCCTCTTTCTCAACATAATGCTGTTTCTTTCTTACAACAACATTATCAAGTTTATTAAATTTTTTTTCTAAATCTTCATCATCAGATAAAACAAAAAACTTCTGATCTGGTTGTCCAGCAATCCAATCATATTCTTTGTTGAACTGAGGAACATTTTTATCAAAATCAGTTGCTCTCAAATGAAGTCCAATTGTAAACGCATCAATTCCCTTCTTTGCTGTAAAGATATCCGAAAAATGTTTAATAGAATCTATGAAAACTAATTCTTCAATAGTCGTCATAACATATTTTTCTTCCATCCACTGTGGAATCCAATTATTGTTATAGAGATAATCTACCTTTTCATCATTTACTGGGAGATCATCAATACTTTCAAAAGAATTTATATCATAGTTCTTATATCCAGTTACAAAGTTCCCATGCATCATAAGAATACAATCAGAAAAAGCATCTAATGGTTTATCACATACTTCAATATCATTTACAAAAATTTTATTAAATTTCAGTCTACAATTAGAAGTATTTCTCCAAACAATTACTGGATTAAATTTATGGTATTTTGCAACATGAAGTCCTCCAATAAGAGTTCCATATCGATTTCCAAATCCACCATCACAGTAAATGAAAAGGTTTTTCATAGAGCGACTACCAATCTGTCATCCGTTTTCTTTGCAATATTACACTCAATTATATGAGTGTCAACTTTGCCATTAACACTGGATATGTAGTCTTTTAAATCTTTTGCATCAGTTTTAGTTTGGACATCCTCACAAACATAAATCCCACCTTCGTTCAAATAAGGTAGGTAATATTCAGCATTTTGCTTTTGCTGACTTAGTTTATGACTACCATCATCAATAATAATATCAAATTTTAAATCACCAAGATTCTTTTCAATTAATTCTTTATCCTCACAATTGAAATTGAACATGGTAATCCTTTCATGACTATTAACATCCTCCATAACAGCATCACCATCTACTGGTTCAAACTGATAATGCCATTGACCATCTTCTTGTGAGAAGTCTTCAATGCCATAGATATAAGAATTTTCAAAGTAGGTTTCCCACATCTTAAGTGATCCACCAAACAATACACCAATCTCAAGAACTTTTAATTCTTCAGTTCTACGATCAGAAAAAGTGTCTTCATACCAATCAATGTAATCGTGAGCTGTCCCTTTATCTGTTTTAAATTGTGTATGAATATCAGTTAGTTTCATATTCGGATCTCCATTGGTCATAAACTTCTCCATTCAAGTAATCATCAATTTCTAAATCATTATCTGTTTTATTATCGACAGACATGACTCTATTTTCAAAGTTTACCACAGGATTATCATTTGTGGAACCATTACTCTTAAAGTGTACTGACAAAGTTTGTGAAGTCAACTCTTGATCTGCACATACTTCAAGTTCTTTTAAATAACCAACATTTAATAGTTTGTTATTTTGCAAAGTCATATTTAGTGCTGGTGTTTCGTGTGGAAATGGAGTTCCGTTTGCAGCAAACTCTTCCATCTGTTTGATCCAAGTATGAACAAATCGTTTTCCAAGATCACAATTATTGATAACCAAGAAACTTGCAATCTCACTAATGAAGATACCATCAGCACGGGTATGACCACCAGTATTCATTGTAGTAACTTGCATGTCAAATTCAGTATCAATGACCTGTGCTAGATCCTGCAAGACACATACATCACTATCAATCATAATAAGTGGTTCTTGAAAGTCCGTCATGGTCAGGAGTTTAGATAGAACCCTCGTTTTTTGTTGAGTTGCTTTTACCCAACCTTCAGAATGAACACCGGAATATTCATCAGTAACATCAGTATCCATGATACTTACATTATCCTTTCCTTGCAAATACTTACGATACTCACCAAGACCACAGTCTGCAATATAAATTCTACCTAGATTTGGACAATTTTTAGTTAAAGAATTTACAAGAACATCCACAAATGGAAAGTATGACTTGTTAACCGTAGTAAAAACATTGTAAATCATAGTCACTCAATTAACATCCATTTAAAATCATCGTTAAGTTTTGATTGAAAATCAAATCTATTTCTTTCTTTCTTAAAGTATGGGTCAGTAATTATATCATTCACAGGTGGTACTGTAAAGTTTTTGGCATAATGGTTTCTAACCATTACAACATTTACTCCACAAGTTGTAAGTATACTATAACCCTTTCTTTTTGCAACAACATGCCATGCATGAATATTACATCCATGATAGCAAGGAAAATGTTGATTCTTTGGATGATGATCAATTCCATAATCAGACTTTCCCTTTTCTATAGCTAAAGGAAGATTATTTGGAACACCAGGATTGTATTCGGCAATTATGACAGAGGGTTTATATTTCTTCGTATCAATTGCATCGAATACATAAATGTCATCACTATCAATATCAATTGAAAGAAAATCAAAATCAGTTGGAACTTTATATTTTGAGAACAACTCCATAATATTTTCTGGAGTAATCCACTCATGATTGACAAGTCCGTTAGATTGATTTGCCAGTTCTGGATCTCCCTCCATCAATAGACCAGACCAACCATGATTTACTCTAAGAGATCTAGTATTTTCAATTGTATTTCCATTACTTGCACCAAACTCAACATAGTATTTTCTCTTTGGTTCAATTACAGAATACAAATACTGAAGCAATCCATCTTCACCATGCTGAGAGAAAACAGAACTAAAATGTTCCGATAGATTATAAGTTGAAGATTGGTGATTATCCCCCAAAGGGTTATTGAAATTTTCTAATGTGAAAATTTCTGATGATGTGTAAAATTTTTCCATACTAAACCTTTGCTACAATAATGTCTTCTTCTACATGTCCGTCTTCAAAAGAAATTTGATAATCTGAATTGATATCGGTCATAGCTTCAATGAGAAGTTTTTCATCAAGATCTTCACCCCAACTACTACCAATCTCACCAAAAAGTCTACGATCATCCACAAGTAAAGTATGAGTCTTGATTGGATGATTTAACAATGCTTCCAACTCAAATGGAAGTGGACACTTATATTCACCTAAAACATCACCATCCCAGTGTGCATCTAACCAAAATGTTGCTGGAGAATCAACTTTAGCAATAACATCTTTAAAAATCTTAAAAGTATCACCCTCTACAATTTCAACGATACCTTCTTCTATTTCTTTTTTGAATTTATCTCTATTAGATTCAACTTTCTCTGGATCAATTTCCATAGAGTAAATTTTTTTAAAACCCAATTCCAGTGCTATGTCAATTGCTTCTCCCCATAGGGTTCCAGTCTCGACAAAAATATCATTCTTATACTTACTAAGAACATCTTTGGATAATGTAGTGCTCATTAATTAAAAACCTCGTTTAATATTAGATTCAAATGGATAATTAGATCTAGTCAAATACTCATCAAGCACAGACTTATACTTTGAATTCTTTAATGTGTGTGTCAGTGACAGAAATTCTTGTACGACATATTTATCCAGATATGGATATCGTGTTTCTATTCCATAAGACCCTGCAACATACTCTTCTTTTGCAAGGTATGATACCATAGTGCTCCCATAAAATGATGCCCATGGAAAAATTGTTGACAAATCTTCAGGAAACAATCCACCAAAGTTACTATGCATAAACTTCTTTTCACCATTGAATCCATAGTCAGAGAATATTTCATCTGACCCAGATCCGGAGAGATAGATCTTATGCCCTTCTTTGCGAGCATTATCACATATCATTGAAAGACCACAAGAACCATTATCGTCTTGCAGTCTAGTGTTGAACTCATTATAGTCACTACTGGAAGAGTAGATTCTATACTTAAATTCTTCTACATTCCTATTAATGTACTCTTTATATGCCCAACGATTATCCTGTAGATGCACTCCACAGGAGTTAGAATTAAACATTTCATATCTTTTACGAAGCACATCCTGGTTTTCATTACCAACAACTGTATATGCTTTGTAAGTTCCTCTCTTCTTCTTCCCTTCTT